TTTACTACTGCACAAAAGGTAAGTAGAGCAGGATCAGATGGTGCCCAAGGATCTACGGGTTCTCAGGGATCTACAGGGCCTAGCGATATGATTGAGTCTTCAGTCACCGATGGCTGGGCTAGAGGAGACTTAGGCAATACTGAAGGTCATTGGAAGTTTACTGGACCCGCTCCACAAAATGGTTACATGTTACGGTTCTACGACAGTGCCATTGGTGGCTCGGGGGGAGTTAGAGCGCAACCTCAGCCTTTCACTGTTACTCAAGTAGCTGCTGAGACAATGCTCGGTTTTGAAGAGCAGTTCTTATTCTTAAACGCTGATGGTACTACAGGCCCAACTGCTGCTAGTAAGTTCGAAACAGGTATTACTTTTGGTTCCACGGGTGGGGCAACCATCCAAGCGGACACTATTAAAACTGCTGCTGGAGTATATAATGATATTACCGATGTTCCGCTAGATCTCTTAGCTAACTCTAGTGGAGATACTTCTCCTAGTTTTGCTAAAATTGCACCTACTTTCCGTGCGGTAACAGCAGGGACTGCGGGGATCGACACTACGGGCGGAATTAGCGGTAATACCGATCTCAGCATCGGAACAACGGGGACCATTGGAGGAAACCTCAATGTGTCTGGGGCATGTGGAGTGTCTGGGAATCTTAACCTTGAAGGTAGTGCAGTTATTGGAAGATACCCCCGCATGTGTGCTATCGGTCAATCGACGGCCAGTATTGCAAACACAGATGTTGATTTAACTTGGAGTGACTCCACTGCGACTGCATACACTGTTGCCGATAGCACAGATACTATTAAGATTGGTAACGCAGATGCTGCACTAAACTACGAAATTGAAATTAATTGTGATGGTGATTATCAAATTGATGTTACCGCCCGATGTAACGCTAACAACCGAATTGAACTTTTTGTCTTTGCCTACATCGACTTGAATGATGGCAGTGGCTGGAGACAGATTGCCGCACAACAAGCAAGTAACTACGCTGCAAGAGACACAGACCAAAACACTGGCGGTACTACGCTATCAACTCTATTTTCTATGACTGCGGGTCAGAAGTTGAAGTTTGTTGCACACGCCGACTCCGATGGAACAGCAGTTCTGCTAACCAACGGAACATTATGTAGAATTATAAAGCTTCCCACTTAGGACTAATTATGGACAAACCTAAAACTACTATCTCGAAAGAAACTTTAATGCCACTGGGCATGGTGATTGCCCTCTGTGGAGGTGTAGTTTGGATTAGTTCTCAGCTTACCAACATCAATTACAAGCTGGATACACTAGAGGATAAGCTGGAAGACCAGTGGACAAAGCGCGACATGGAAAACTGGGGGCTTCGTTTAAAGATGGAAAACCCCTCCATGCAGATCCCAACTGTAGAACTTAAAGATTAGTCTACAATGTGACCCGTTTTTAATAAACGGACAACTCGTTGCGTATAAGTGCGCCTGAGGTTGTTGAGAGTATTTGTCATATTCTCTAACGTAATCACTCCGTCAGCCGATACCATATCAGAATCTAAGAAATTCCCTAATTCGGCATGAAGCCAGTTAAGATCGGCAATTTCGGATGAGTTGAGCTTACTGCGTATTTCTTTGATTTCTTCGGGATTCTTCATATTACTTGGACTTCGTGTCCTTCCTTGCTGTAGTGTCGTTTTCTAGCGAGAGAGTGTTCTCGCAAGTATTTTTCTTTATCTAGAAAATCATAGATAAAGACCTTTTCTTTTGAGTCGTGTCGGCGTAAAGCTCGACCCAATGCTTGCAGGGTAGCAATCTCAGACTTCATTCCTCTCGCATTGATGAGGTGGGTGATTTCTTCAATGTTAACCCCTGTTTGGAGGATTTTAGTACCAATGAGGACGCTAGATCCTCCACATCCTCGGAATCGAGATATAGCTTCATACCTTTCTCCGATTGAATCACACCCTTGGAGGAATTCACAATTGCCTCCAAGTAAGTCTTCCAAGGTTCTTCCGTGATCGAGTGATTTGGTAAGAATAAGTATGCGTGAGTTTTTGTTTTTACTTTTGATGTCATCTACAACGTCCTTAATTATTTTGTTTCTCTCTTCATTATAGACAATATACTCGTCATAGGCTTCTAGGTAGGACATGTCTTCGTCCATACCGCTGGCCGTATAAGGTCTTTCAATGATTTGAATGAGGGGTTTAGTAAGCTTTCCTGAGTCTACAAGACTAGCTGTGTCCACAACGCTCCACACAGGCCCTAGGGAGCCCTCTAGATTGAGTTTAGGGATCGTGTCGGACGGTGGGGTGGCTGTGAATCCGATGCGATACAGAGCCTTAGGGAAGCTCCTGAGAGCAGCGAGCGTAGTTTTGCCATTAGCAAACTCATGACACTCATCTACCATTAAAACTTCGGCTTCTTCGAGGTGCGTGTCGAGGATTCGTTCAATGCTCTGGACGGTACAAAGCATGATATCACCATCAATATAGCCCTCACCGTAACAAAGACCAATATTTTTCATCCCACAAGTTTTAGTAAGGAAATCATAACTTTGGGTTAAAAGCTGTTTTGCGTTAAAAAGAAGCACCATTTTCCTTCCAGACAGGGCTTTTACGATTCCAGCCATGATCAGCGTTTTTCCTGATCCTGTAGGAGATTTTACAATTCCCCTCTTTTTATCTAAAGCTACCTCAATTAGTTCTTTTTGGTAGTCATAGTACTTAAATCCATCAATTTGTATCATTTCATGATGATACCATTCAGAGGTAATGGCGTGATTGTAGACAAGTTCTGGCTCACAATCAATCTTTTTTAAGTCTTCTAAGACTCTATCTAGCAATCCAGTGCGAAAAGTGCCATTTCTAGCAACAAAATGTACATTTCCATCCCATTGTCTGCGCTTATACGCTGGGGAATACTGATATCCGGGTGCTTTTTCAGAGTATAGCCTATATAAAGCGTCCAAGATCTCTGGATTATCAGTCTCTATCTGTGAATTTAGTGTATCTACTAGGATTTTCATCAGACTATTATAGAATATATCTCTCTGACGAAATAGGAGTATTTTATGACCGAACAACAGCCCCCGCAACCGCCGAAACCCGAAGCACAACTCAATCAGCTTTCGGAACAACAAATTATTGACAATATTCTGAAGAATATGCCCTCTACTGAGCAAGTTGAGGTAGATCTTCCTTCTAAAAACAAGTTTTATACTTTAAAAGACCCCGCAAGGAAAATTAGTATTCGTCCCATGACCTTTGAAGATGAGCGGGAAATGATGTCTAATAAAAATGGGGGAGCAGATGTGTTAAATATGCTGCTAACTCGGTGCGTAGACAACGTGGATGTCGGTTCGTTGCTTCAAATGGATAAACTTTACCTTGTCATGAAGCTTAGAGAAGTTTCTTATGGGGATGAGTACTCCGCAGCCATTACTTGTAGTAATTGTAAGAAACAAAACCAAGTAAAATTCTCCCTGAGTAACATGCCTGTCCGATATGTAGAGGACGATGTTACTAACCCCATTACCTTGCACTTACCTGTCCTCGATAAAGAGGTAAAGGTGGAACTTCCTAGGGTAAGAGATGAGAACTACTTTAGTAATTCTGAAAAAGCTATCGCTAATTTATGGAGATTTGTAACCTCTATTGATAACTGCGAGGCTAAGACCGTTATCTCCAAAGTTATTCCCCAATTGCCTCTAAAGGACGCTCATGTTCTTTTAGCTGCCATGGGAGCCAACGAATATGGTCTTGATACCCAAGTCCGTTTCGACTGTAACTACTGCTCTCACAGCGAAGTGATGGAGTTGCCTATCACGGCTGATTTTTTTACCAGCAAATAGTTGGTTCTTTTAAATTAAAAGACCTTCTATATGAAGCCTATATACTTGTAAAGCATTGCCGTTTCACCTATGGTGATGTTAAAGACATGAACCGCTCAGAGCGGGGAGTGTTTTTAGAATTTTTATCCAAAGAGTTGGAAGAGCAAAAAAATGCAAGTAAACACAACACAGGTCGTAGATAGAGGTAATCGTCCCAACGTAAGCCAAAGAGTAGGGCTAAGAACTTATTTTATTAATGACGGGGCGTATGTTGATCCTTACGCTATTAGTGGGGTGTCCCTCTTCAAGGAATCGTCCACGCTAACTCCTAACTCAGTTCTTGGTGCGGATAATTTAATTACCTCTGTCCCTTTAATGCAGTTTGGAGCGTCGGGTGCCGTAAGACCTGTCGGTGCAGCGGATTCTTTTAAATTTGATGTCCTTAATTACACTCCCGGCGTTACGGCTAGTGGGATTTACCGCCTAGGAGTTGGTGAGTATGTAGTAGTGATGGACCAAACATTAGCTTTGTCTGGGTGGGATACAACTAATGAGGTACAGGTGGCCGTATCTAGTCTCTCGGCTGTGAACGACTATGTTGATATGTGGACGGTGCAACTTAACGAAGCGTCCAAGTATCAAGTTATGACCAATAACTTTACGCTCACTGAGGATACCTTCTTTCAGTTCACTGAACCACTGCTGCTCACTACGAGCAACAAGCTCATGAATAAACATGTGCGCTTGGGGGAAAAGGTCGAACTAAAAATGAGTACAGAGACTACGATCCAAAATGAAAACTTGGAACACTCCGTGCAGAACATTTTTAAAGACTCTGTTATTACCAGTGCTACTATGGAAATTAGAAAGGTGAATGAAGATTTGCACTTCGATGGACCCTTTACCGTTTCTTCTTTTGCGGAATCAACGGGTTCTCCAACTAGGATAACTGCTGATAATACAATTATGTTAAACTGGGATACTACTTCGTTAAAGGATTTAACGTCATTCCAGAACGGAACTTTCGGAAGCCTAACAGGAACTTATAGTGTGCAAGCAAAGTATACCTTGCTAAATGAACTAATCATAAGTCCGCTGTTTTATCTCACAGTGTCGTAAGGAGGTGATTCATGAGATAGTCGTAGTTGTACTCTTTGGTACGAAGTGCGACAAATCCGCGTAAGTCGATGCCCCGCATAAGGGCATCATTCCAATCTTTAACTTCCGAAGGAGGATGGCAGATGTGCAAGTCTGCCATCCTTTTTATACGTCTAAGGTAATCAAATTTATTTACCCCTCGTTTCCCCGCATCATCATTATCGTAGCCGATAATAATTTTACCCTCAAACTCTTTCAAAGCTTCTACCTGAATCTCGGATACCGAAGACCCCATCGTACAGGTAGCGTTAATTCCTTTAAGTTGTAGCGAGATAGCGTCAAGAGGGCCTTCACATACTACCACATGATCTCGTTCCATATCAAAAGGATAGAGGACATGGGAGGACTTAGGCCAACCCTCTGCTGGGTTTAGGTATTTAGGGGTCTGGTCACTCAGAGAACGCGCCTGAAAGTAAAAAATTTCGCCATCTTCTTCAAAAGGGATAATCAGGCGACCAGCATAGCGACCTCTTGTAGAGACGTAGTACTTGGATTCCCCAGTCTCAAGGTTAAATAGCTTCCTCTCGTAGAGAAAGGTCCACGCCTTAAGCACTAGAGGATTCTCAGAATCATGGTCATCGAGCGTTACTGACGTAAGGGCGAGATCAAGGTCAGCCGCTGGCTGCGGCACAGGTTCCTTGGGTTCTAAGTTTTTAGTAAAGTTACCATCAAGCTCCTTAAAAAGGATTTCTGACTCGGCTTGGTTATAGGTCATACCTTCTAGGTATGCGTAGATCTGGATGAAGTTTCCCTTATTCCCAGTCTTAAAACATTGCCACAGACCACTATCTAAATTGACACTCATGTGACGCTTGTAGTCGCTGGTGACAAAAATGGACGGGATGATCAACTCCCTATCCCCAGAGGATAAACGGGAATCTTCGTTGAACTTCTCCGTCAGGTAGTCTCTAATAAACTGAGGTGCTATAATGTTCATAAATACTATTTCAGAATCCAAATCCAAGACATTCAAAGAATGTCAGCTTAAGTATCGTTTTCGGTATGTTGATCGAATTAAGGAAGAGAGGGTTAATACTGACCCACTTCACTTTGGGTCGTACATCCACAAAATCTTTGAAGATGGCTACCAAGCGACATCGCTCGCGCAGCTTACTGTTATAGCCGAGAACGTCAAAAAAGACTACACGTTCTCGGAAAGTTATAATCCGAAGATCAAAGTATGCTTGGAGAACTTCCTAAGATTCAATGCGTCTCTTTCAGAAACCGTCTCAACCGAAATGGTTTATGAGATTGTGCATGACGCTGATAAGGATATTAAGCTCAACGGTATCATTGACCGTGTGATTAAGGGTAAGGATGGTGGCTACCTCATCATCGACTACAAGACCTCCAAGCGCGAACTAAGCGAACTGGACATGTATCAGGATAGACAGATGATGGGCTATGCCTACGCCATCCACAAGAAGCTGGGGGTCTCCCTAGACAACATCGTGGTGGCGCACTACTACCCGCTGACCAATAACTTCGTCACTTGTAAGTATTCTCCCAACCAGATTAAGCAGTATATCCGAGAGAAGGTGGATCAGATCTGGAAGATCCGCAAGATGAAGAAGCCTGACTTCAAGGCTATGCAGAATCAGTTCTGCAACTGGTGCGGTTATAAAAACCTGTGCCCCGAGTTCAACTCAGGGATGGTGTGCGAGCAAAGGCTCCAAGCACTAAAGGATGCCAAGAAGACTAAGAAGAAGAACTAGGGTGATTCCTAGGTAAACTAGTCCCTGACCCAGCATGAATAGTGTCCCAAGAAAAGAAAACATCTTGGGGCAGGACTCTGCCATAATGTAAGTCGGGAGAAGATCTACGATCTCATTTCTGTCTTGATTTGTCATTGATGATCAAAGGGTAGTATATAAATATATCAATGGAAATGAAGAAGTTATCTACTTGCTCACCTGAGTATCGACACTTCTTCGTAAGGTAATTATACAGACTACTTAATTTAATAACTTTCTGCTTGTTTAATGATTCAAGTATCTTAATCTGAAAGTGCTTAACAAACTTCTCAGAGTACTTATATCGCCACTTCTCTACAAAGTCTTTGTGTAGAGTAAAGTTAATCAAATCCATAAAGTCTATTAAATCAATATCTGTATTCATGTTTATTATATATTCTTAATATTAGAGGCTCGATGCGCGAATTTTCAAAAGAAACTACTGAATTATTATCGGCGGTAGGAGGAGATAGAACTAAGTTCTTATCCCCATCCACAGCCAGCGCAGACCGTATGACTCCGGGAGATATAATTATTTTCAGGTATTACTTAGGGGTTGGTCCCGGTAGTAAGGGACAGCGGACAGCCTTAATAGTTAAGAGTAGAAGAGGGGATGGGTCTTTTCCGGGAAAAACTGGAACTTTAGTATCCTGCTTTAAGCTTAATGGAGGTTCTGACGAAGTTATCAATGCTATCCTAGAGAACCTATATAAGAAGAGACGAAGAGCTTCATACTATGGAAAGATTAAAGATAGTCTGATCGCTCTACTGGGTATGGACAGCTACCGTACCTATAAGCTCAATCAAATGAAGAGCATCTGGAAAGTTCAACTAGGCACCTGATATGGCAAGAAAAAGTGGAAATAAACAACAAGCTGAAGAGCTTAGGAAATTAGTAGAGGCGGTTAATCAGACCAACACTCTGCTCCAGAAGCAGGTTGGGCAGAACACGGAAAAGAAAGCAGACGACCAAAAGGGGAAACAAGAGAGAACGAAACAGGCTAAGGCTAGACTAGCGAAAGCTCAAGCTAATCTTGCTGTTAACAAGCTCTCTAATGTTGCTTTAAAGGGATTAAAAGATGCTTTCGCCAGTAGCCTGAAGCTACAGCAGATCTCTTTAGGCAGAGGGCTAGACCTCTCTAAAGTGATGGAAGCCACCCGAGGGCAGCAAGCCCAGATGGCTGGCTCTATGACAGGCTTTGGTACGGCTGTTCAGATTGGCTATGAGCAATTTGAAGCGGGGATGCGAGGAAGCAATGCGGCTACTAATGAGTTAGCCTTGTACACTAAGCTTACAGGTGGCAACTCTAAAAAAATGATGAAGTCTATGGCTAGGCTGACGAGAGGGATGCAGCTTTCCGACATGCAGCAGACTCGATTGTCTTCGAGTATCCAAGGACTTTCTCAGAACTTCGGTATGACCGCCGAGGAGTTGATGGATTCCTTGCAGGGTTTAGGGAAAGAGATGGATAACTTCAGGCTCATGGGCGTTGGCGCAGAGATGAGTGAGGCTGGTTTGGCGATTACTGCTGCGCTTGGTCAAGAGGCAGGTAATATGGGTAATGAGCTACTCGCCTCCATCATGTCAGCAGAAGGAATCTTCTCTGCCCAAGCATTAGGCATTGGCGAAGAGCGTAGACTTATGATGAATAAGGAGACGGCCACTACGGAGAATGCCATGAGGCTCATTGAGAAGGCTGGGGAAGCAGCATCTCGAAAGTATAACGATGCGATTGCAGGAGGTATGGATAAAGCCCAAGCGGTCGCAATGATCACCGAAACTTACGGAAAGGGTATCGCTCAAGCCGCACAGGTTTACATGCAATTAGAAGCTAGGGCAGATGAGTTGGGCACAAATGTCGGTGCTTTATTGCGAGGGGTGACTCAGAATAACGAGAACAATAACAAATTCTTAGATACTTGGGCCAACTTTAAAGATCAAGTCCTTAGTCCCCTTACTCAAGCTGTTTATGGGTTAACTGAAAAACTCATGGCTTTTGTTATTGAGTACAAACCCCTCTTTATTAAGATTGGTCAAGGTCTTCTAGCTCTCGCCAGCCTTATGGCAGCAACAGGAGCTATTAAGGGAGTAGCCAAGGGAGCAAATTATGCGACTGGAGGTCTACTAAAAGGAATCTTTAGTGGCATGTTAAAGGCACTTAAATTTGTAGTGCCTTTGATTGGAAAAGCCTTGCTGACCGCTCTATCGGCGGTCCCTGTTATCGGCTGGATTGCCGCAGGAATTGCAACATTAATCTATATTTTCCGTGATGAGATTGGAGCTTTCCTGATGGGGATTTGGGAGGCCGTTAAACCTGTGGCTGCTTTTATCTGGGAAGGGCTATCTAACGTGTGGCACAGCATTACAGAGTACGTTGGAGGGGTATGGGAAACCGCTAAAAAGGGTGTTAATGTAATTGTAAATCTTGGAAAGCTTTTTTGGGGGGGAATTAAGTGGTTAGGTAATTGGATTTGGGATAAGATAGGACCAGTACTCACTGGAGTTTGGAATGTGGTGAGTTCCATTGTAGGTGGAATTTGGGATGCACTCACATGGGTATGGGAGTCTTTGAAAGGTTTCTTTGATTATATCTTCAGCCCGTTCACAGGTCTCCTAGACGCACTAAGATCCACTTGGATTGGTAGACAAATTTTTGGTGATCCAGAAGAGGGAGAAGGAGGTGCAGCCACTGCTCCCGGAGCAGTAGGCCAAAGCAGAGTTAATATGGCTCCTGTTAGCATAGATAACAGTAGGTTCATAGAATTAGAACAGAAATTGGCAGAGTCCGAGTCACGAATGATGGCTGCTGACAGTCTTGAGGCAATGAGTGCAATCTTGGAAGAACAAAAGCAAATTAGCCTAGAGATGAAAGAAGAGGTAGAACGACAAACCGCGATTGCTGAAGGCCAAGCAGAGCTAACTGCCGAAGGCAACTCTGACAGAAGGTCTCAAGGGCCTCGACCAACACAAACCGCTAACGCAGGAGTAGGAGAAAGATAATGGTATTTGGACCAGTAGGACCAGTTGACTCACCTTGGAATGGAGGAACTCCGTTAGGGCAGGGTGAGAACTTAGAGGGCGCAGGTATTGCCCCCGATACTTATCAAAAGATGTTTGCTAACCGTCTCCTACCAGAGCGGTCGCGTATTGAGTTTCATTATGGAGGAGATGAAAACACTATCATCTTCTTACCCTTTTACGAGAACCCCAAAATTACTGAGAGCCAAGTAGCGACTTATGCAGAGTACAATCCTGTGGGCCGTGCTGGCAGTTTGTACTCCTACATGGGATCGAAATCTCGGATAATTAAAGTAGATATGACCTACACTCTTCCTCACCTCGCTATGCATGAGATGGGGATTAGTAGGTTTATCCGCACCTTCCTTAACACGGGGATAGATGCTGAAAAATCATTGTTTACTCAGTTCAGTGAGTCTTCCCCTCAACCAAAGCCGGGAGATGCTAACAAGTCTTTAGCTCTAGCCGTATCTAAGGCATATTGGAACTTAAGAAATGTTGGAAATGAAAGCGTGGTGTTACCTGCTCTTGATGATTTAGGATCTAATACAACTAATATCTTATCTTCTATGGCTCCTAATGAGATGACCAATATTTTAGATACTTTATTATTCTTTATCGCAGTTCTGCGAACCTCGGTCGTAAATAACGCCCAAGATCCTATGCATGGTCCTCCGCTTCTTAGACTAACTTTTGGTACTCTGTATCAAAGTGTTCCGTGTATTTGTAAATCCTATAACCTTTCTTGGGAAGAAGATCCGGGTTACCACTTGGAAACCCTTACTCCACACAAAATTAGAATACAACTTACGTTAAACGAGATTAGAGTAGGAGATTTTGCAGAGTACAAACCCGCTGTTTTCACTCAACGGGACAACTTAACGGGGTGGGAGAGTGCGGTCGGTTCCCCATACACTACTGACCCCTTGCCAGCCGCCGGATTCTGGGCGGATAGCTAGTCATGAAAAAAAATAAAACTAATAGACGATCCTCTGCGGGTGAGATAGTTATCAATCACAAGGGTAAGAAAATTCGTACCTCAGTGGGAAACCGTAGGTATGAATCCCATTATTCAGGTGAGGCGACCTCGCAAGAGTTGGGGTTAAAAAACGGGAACATTCCCGCTGGTTATGCTAATCGGCCTGACCTTATTTCTAATCTCTTTTACTCCTCCCCTTCACAGTGGTGGGTAGTGTGTGAAAGAAATGCTATCTTCGATGTATTTGAGCAATTAAATTCTGGAGACGCTATTAGAATTCCTAAGTAGCTATAATAAGGTATGATTGCCCCTACAGTAAATATTGTGATGACCTCCCGCCCTGAAGTGATGATGGCCTTTCAGGAAGCGGAGTCTTTTACGGCATTTTCCGAGGAGCGCAAGGCCCAAGACGAGCTAGATAAGCAAGCTGGGATACCTCAACATACTTACATTTTTAACAACAGTCCTAACTCTACGTTTTTAGAATTAAAACATAGTTACGCCCCAAAAGATGGGATGACTCTAGAGGTAGAAATCATAGATCCTCAAGGTACTTTTGAGGAGGCTATGCTTGATAATACATTCCAAAGCATGTTGCCTATCGAGGACGATCCACTAGCAGCAAAACTTCAGCGAGACATAGACGAAATTAATTATACTTCAACCCAAGCTTTGAAATTAAAAATGGATATCTTTAGAAAGGAGTTGACAGGCATCCCTCCTTCGGAAAAAGAACGTGCTTCCTCAGCAGCTTTGAATGATCAAAGACTTGCTCAACTAGATGACGGCGACAAAACGTGGAGTGCTGATCAAGGTGTTGGTGGTGAAAAAGCATTCTTAAAGTTGAGACAATTAGAAGCTGCCTTAGACGCTGCTAAACCTCAACTCCAGAGACCCATGTATATTTCTTATGGAATGGGTAATAACTTAGCAGACTGGAGCCCTCCACAGTGCTACGGAAATGTATACAGAGTGGAGTACCAGTTCAAGGGGAGAGGCGCACGAACGCTGAAGCTTATTTTTGCAGGGGCATCAGCTAACCCCAACTTAATTTCTAACTTAGGAGTATCCCCGTTTGGTAAAGCCTTTTCCCAAGGATTACTTACTCAGGGTAGATCCAATTCTTTATTTAATGCAGAGTCCGCACTAGCACAGGCACAGGAGTTTAAGGACTATGTATTTGCTAGAGATCCTCAAGCAGACCCTGACGAGGTTATTGATAAGTATATTGGGGATTCTAAAAGACCCAGCTTCCATGTCGCAGTAACTACCGCTATTAGAGAGTTTATTAAAGCAGGAAGCACAGAAGAGAATGTATATGTCTTATTGCCTAATTTAGATTACTATTTGGAGCCCTACCTCCAAAGCCATATTGACGCGGCTGAAGCACGGGTTGGTGAGCCCAGCAGTAATCTCAATAACGCAAACTCTGCGTCTATTCCCCACCTAACTAAAAAGGACTTAGCATACTTTGAAGGTTTTAAAACTGCTATAGAAGGCATCGGCTTAACCCTTAGTGAGTGTGATAGATTCACTCAACCCGGAAGGCCAATTAGTAAATCTCAACCTATTGGGGAGAACGTATATGCTAATTTAGAAAATCAATCTAGAGCAGACCAAGAAGTAGATAAGTGGTTTCAAACTAGGGACTTTAGGGCAGTAGTACAGTGTGATTACGAAAGAGGTACTTCTTTTATTGATAAGCTGTCTCAAATTGCTACGTCTTTGAGGAATAAATTTGATGAATGGGTAAGAGAGGATACGGGAGGTTTGCAAGTAATGCTCACAGGCCAACCTAAAACTGAAACAGATGTAAGTATGCTCAAGCTAATGCAGGATGCTACTCTTATCCCCACAGCCGCAAAGCCAGCTATCTACTGGGGCGATGAGCGGTTGATAAATTCCTACCTTTATGCTTGGGCATTAGAGCAGAGTGCAAAAGGAGCAGAAAAAGATAATTGGAGTACCGAAGAAAAACAAAACTTTATTAGTGATAACTTAGAAGAAGTTATTCACCCTATAGATATTTTAAATGGTTTAGATTATAACTATCTGCAAAGTGTAGTTGATTATGTTATGCCTATTGCATGGCTTGGTCCCTTTGGTCCTAACAACTCTGGGGATGTGGATGCTCTTCCTGATGATACAAATTCACAGCAGGGAGGATTTGCTGCTTTAAAAGCTAACCAGCCCCTCAAGGCCAGTCGGATGCCTGTCTTTACTTTTGGATCTAAGAATCCGAATATCATTAATTTTGATTTAGACATAAATAATATTTATTTTCATGCCCTTGCAATGGCAACCCCACGCCCTAAACCAAGCCAAAGTATTGTGACAGGAATTATTGCTCCGGGACAAGAAAGAGGCGTAGCCCAAATGTTTGCTGATCTTGAAAGGATAGCCGAAAAAGCGGTTCAAGATGACCCCTCTCTTAACAGGCCACCCGAAGAGTTTAAAACTTTAGTAGCCCCGTGGTTTGATAGAACCACTGACCCTGACGGAGATGGGCGCATTGTCGCAGACTGGGAGTACAGAGATCTTTTTGGTGACCTAGGCGAAGCACTTGAGGTTTCTATCTACGAGAATTCTATGAATGATAGTATGTCGGAGGATCTGTTTACGGCATTTATGTGGAAAGCATGGGTAACTTTATATAATAAATCTAATATTGTTCCTTTAAGTGAAAAACATATCTCTAATAACTCTTATGCTGCAAACATAGTTACCTCTACTTCTATGAAAGATAAGGTTCTCAATTCTGCTATTAGAGGATCAATTACTACTGTACCTTTATTTCATCTGTCAACCGCGAGACGAGTGATTACTCGCCCTTGTCAAGTTATCTGCGTTGAACCCAAGTTCCATGGGGCAGGAGATGACTCGGAAGTAAACGCTCAAAGAACTTGGTTTAGCGGAAGGTACGAATTAATTGGTTTTGTTCATACTATAACAGGTAGTAGGGCAAGTTCTAAATTTCAAGTAATGAAGTCTCCTTCGAAGGGTTCTGAATTACAGGAAGAAACTGATGAGGATGCGATCACTCCTCAACCCCTTAAATCGTGGCAAGAGCAACAAGCTTCTGACCTCACAGCGGCAGACGGGAATAACTAATGGCACTAAGATTAAAAGTAGGCACGGTAATAAGCCAAGGGGATATCACGAAAACGGGTAAGTTTACGGTAGCGTTTAAACTTGCAGACAGTGAGGGAACCGTAGAAGAACCCGTCCGCTATGTTTCTCCCTATGGAAATAATGACGCAGCATTTGTAGCTATCCCTATGGCAGGGAGCCAAGTGCTGTGCGCTTATGAGGACGATCTTTCTTTAGAAGGTGATGACCTTGCAGGGTATTACTACCTTGGTTCGGTCATGGGAGCGGTTCCGGGACTTAACCGAGGTATCCCTAGCCAAGGCCCTCCAAAGGCACCCAACAATGACTATGTTCCTAAAGATAAACAAGGAACTTTCGGACCTCCGAGAGAAGAATACCAGACAGGCATGATGGAGCCGAACGCTGCGGCCTCTTGGCCTAGTGCGTTCAAGGATATGTATGACGGCAAGGGGGTAATCCCAGAGGCTCTTGGGCTTACTAACCACCGTGGAGACGCTTTTAAAATGGCTAGTAGGTATAACTCCACCGAGCTTGCTAAAAACCCCTTCCAAGATTATGCTATCGGTATTCAGAGCGGTGCAGGAAAAAGAATTCAAGCTGTAGATTCCCCCATCGTGGACGGCATTGTGATGACCAATGAGCATAGGGGGAAAGACTTCTTTATTTGGAGTACAGGACTAAGCAAGGAAAGCCCCTTTGCCGAGGGAGAGTACCACATGAGAACTCACGGCCCTGTTAATATGTACACCCTTATGAATAGGTTTCACATCTGGGTGGAGGATGGCTTAAATGTAGAGATTGAAAACAAATCTACAGGAAAGCAAGCCTATGGTGACACCTCCACCAACAATGATGGAAGACTAACCGCAGCAGGAGATCCCGCCACAGGCTTGGGAGATCCGGGGACTGGGGGATATGAGGCTTCTAGGCAGGGGGTCTTTGGGAATGAGACAACGGGCTGTATCCAGCTTCTGTCACACCACAATAACATTTCGCTTAGAGCAGACGCACAAGATTCAGTTATTTTTGTCAATAGTCCCGGACCACATTCTAGAGTAATTGTAGAATCGGGAGGCAGCGTAGACATTGTTGCCGAAGGAAAAGTAACTATTCAAAGTAATACAGAAGTAGAAATTAATGCTCCTGTAGTAGATATTAATGGCTCTGATTCCGCTAACATGAATGGTGGAGTGGTCAACATTGATGGTGGTCCCAACATCTTCCTCAACTCTAACGAAGACGGAGGGGGTTACACCGCATAACCCTATATAAAGTATGGCTTCATTCGATTTCTCAAAAACAGCATCCATTTTAACTAATTCCCCAAATCCCGTCTTAGACGCTATGGGGACTCAGTTTGGTGTTCCTCAGTGCATGATGGATTTTGCTAAAGATGTTCTGAGCGCATTCCCATCTCCTGTTCTTAACTCTATTAATAATGGAATCGGGGAAGGAAAAGCTTTAGCAGACTCAGTGTTTAAAGACGTAATGAGAAAGGTGTTTCTAGACACTGGGATTGTCGAATATGACACTACGTTAGGGAGATTTGTATTTGTTTCTAGCTCATCTAATATGGGTGTAGAGGATTCCGCCCTAGATGCCTTGAACGATTTAGCTGGATTAGGAACGATTCTAGGCTTCGGAGCCCAAGCATGGGTAATTGGGGAGAACATTGGAAACCAGATTGATCTTATTAAGAACTGTGTTGATAAGATGAAAACCTTTAGTGCCTTACAGAAAGGCCCTTCTGCCGTAGCGGATAAGCTTGCAGGGTTTGAGATGCTTGATGCTAACGGAAATGTGATTGAATCTTTCCCCGCACCTCCTCCCGTCCTTGAAGCAGCCAGCAAGGTGTTCGATCAGAACAAATCCACCTTGGAACAAGCAGCAGGGTTTGTCGCCAACGCAGAAGTTCAGCAGCAAGCGATTCAGGATATTCTCCAAGCCCGAGCAGCAGACCCAGAAAACAATCCAGAGCCTGTGTTCTGGAAGAACATGGTGGACCCAAACGACCCTTCCCGCACTTTGGGAGAAGCGTTAGGGGATACGACGAGCTTCACCTTAGTAGAGGCTCAAGCTGGGCCTGACGGTTATCCTATTGTTCCTCCTTCAGTATCTGGGGATGCGTTTAATCCTTTTGTAGATGTGATTAATGCCAGTGGGCTCCTTCCTCCTCAATCTAAGTCGGGACAGTTCCTCTTTTCTAAAACTGGAATGTATTATGATTCTTATGGAGGCGGGTTAGAATACTCAGGCTGCATTACTAATATTGTTAATGCGATGTATTACGACGATGAGGGGAATCCTATTCCGGGAACAGGAGTTCCTCCTCAAGTTTTGGAGTACTTGCATAAGTACAATCCTAACTTAGGAGGAAAGGGTGAGATTGTCACATGGTCTACTTTTAACAAGTGGATGAATACTGCTTTCGATATGGAGCATATTGACGAGAGCCCCAGTATGCAGGAGT